CGCGAGCTGATACCCGGGCGGCAGGTTCTCTTTGAACGTGATCACGCGCGACGTCTGCGTCGACCGCGCCGTCGAGGCCTCCTCGGGAGTCCCCCCTTTGACGACGACCGCCGACTCGCGAGTCACACGATCGAGCGTCTCGAGACGCGCGAGCTGATCGTCGATCGCCTTGATCTCGTCGGTCAGCGTGGCGAATGCTTCCTGCCCGGCCGCGTCGAGTGTCGCGCCGTCGTCCTCGCCCATGAGTTCATTCATGCGCGCGACTTTGGCCGCCTTCTCGGCGACGCAGACCTGCTTCCGTTCCGCGATCGTTTTCTTCATCGGTCCAGTCCTTCGAGATGTGTCCGAGGCACCGGACGAGGAAGAGCCGCGAGCGTTTCGCGCAGGCATGGCGAATTGCTCGGCGACGATGCTTTTGATCGTTTGAATCGACGCCGACGCGTTCGCCGGCACCGTAACGAGTGAGAGTTCGAGGATCTCGGTCTTCGTGAACCGGAGGCCGCCGGTCTTGAGGAGCTCGACGCCGTCCTCGAGCGCGTTGAACCCGATCGAGACGCCGCGGATCAGGCCGGCCTTCAGCGACTGCCAGGCTTCCTCGACGCGGTCTCTCAGCGTGCCCGGCTCGTTGATCCGCGGCAGGCTCGCCGTAAACTCGATGCCTTTTTTCGTGGGCGTATCGAAGACCGCCGTCCCGACCGGCTTGTCGGCCTTGTGGAACAGCAACAGTGGGAGGGGATTCTTGAAGATGGCGCCGAGCGGCTCGACGATGTCGCCGATCCGGTCAGCTTCGGGCGTCGTCGCGACGCCGCGGATGATGCGCTGATCCTCGTCGATCGACTTGACCGTGAGAACGGAAAACGCCCGACTGAGCATGGGGATCGCCGTCCATGCTCAGCCGCTTGGACTACGCGGTGATTTTTGTAGTTAGGAAAATGGCTACTTCAACCCGGGAGACTTGACCGCCGCGCGCCGTTTTTGGACGACTCGATGCGCGGTATCCACTAGGTCTCGAAGGACTTGAGACACACTCGTCGATCGTTCGTCGGCGAGTCGCACGAGGAAGTCGTGTTGTGTCTCCGGGATCCACGTGGACACGCTGGATCCCTGCTCCTTCGCCTTCGGTCGTCCACGGCCACGCGACACGATCACGAGCTGCGGTTCACCCATGCGTCACCGCCCCGAAAATATGAGCGCCTGATACTGCGGCGCCGGCTCCTGCAGCATCAGCGACTTGAGCGCCATCAAATTCGCCACGCACCCGTCGATGTGTTTACTCGCCTTCTTCGGCTTGACCGGCCGAATCCTGCCGGCGTCGTCTCGTTTGACCGCGACGTTCTCGACGTGATTCCTCATCACACGGTTGCCGTCGTGATGCGCCCGGCCTGATTTTTCGAGCGCTTCGAAAATCTGCGCCGGCTCGCTCATGTGTGTGTAGTTCTGAAGGACTTCGACGACCTTCAGCCCTGCGCGATCCCGGAGTTGAGTCGCCAGGTCCGTCGCGAACGCCGGGTCGTATCCGATCAGCGCTTGCTTCAAGAGTGGAAACCTCGGGACGATCTTTGTCGTGATGTCCCGATAAATGCGCGAGTAGTCGATGATCGCGCCCCCGGTCGCAGTTACCAAACCGTCCTTCACCCAGAGCGAATACGGAACGCCGTCGTCCTTCTCGTGCTGTCGCATGGTCTCTTCAGGAATCCAGAAGAACGGAAGGACGCACGTCTCGAAATTGAGATCGATCGACTTCGGACCGGCCTCCTCGCCTTCCACATCGAGCCGGACAGCGTCCGAGATGAAACGGCGGAACAGGACCACGAACGCCGCGAGGTCCCACTTCTGCGCGAGGTCGAGACCGGCCGCGCACTCGAGACCGACGAGCAGGGAATCGTCGAACGACATTCGGCAGGCGTCGTGCCAATCGACGGGGATCCACGCCGTCGCCTGATTGACCCATCGGTTGAGGTGATACCGAAGGAAGTCGTTGCGCTTCCTCGGCTCCGCCTTCGCCTCCATCGCCATCAAGGCGAGCTTGTCGACGCGAATGGTGACGCCTAACCCTGGATTGACACGACTCCAGACGACCGGATCCCATGGATCGTCTTTCGGTGTCGCTTCGAAGATCACCGGCAGATGATGCTCGTCGGGAACCGTCCCGCTCAGCACCTTCAGCGCATACTCCCGCTCTTCGTAGCAAATCGACTCGTCATCGTCGCCGGCCGTCGTGATCAGCAGAATCAACGGCTGCCGCCTGGCGACGATGCCGCGTGTCAGAACTTCGAAGAGTTCCCGGTTCGGCTGCGCGTGCAGTTCGTCGATGATGAGGCAGTGGATGTTCGGCCCGTGCTTCGTCGCCGCGTCCGCTGAGAGCACCTGGAAGAACGCCGTTGGGTCATCCGCTCGGACAATCTGGTTCTTGTAGAGGACGAGCCGCTTCTTCAGCGCCGGCGACGCCTCAACCATCGCCGACGCCGCACGGAACAGGATCCTCGCCTGCTCCCGGTCAGCGGCCGCGACATCGACCTCGGCGCCAGGTTCGTTATCGGCCAGGAGCATGTAGAGCGCCAGGCCGGCGATGAGTTGCGTCTTCCCGTTCTTCTTTGGGATTTGGATGTACGACTTCGTGAACCGTCGAAGGCCAGTCTCGACGTCAACCCATCCAAACAACGGACGCAGGATCAGCTGCGCTTGGTAGTCCAGAAGATCGAACCGCTTCCCCGCGACCTCCCCCTTCGAATGGCTACAGAACCGAGGGAAGAAGTCGCACGCACGCCCGGCCAACACCGGATCGAACCGGTATCGACCCCCGCACGAATCCACCGCGATCGTGACACCAGACCACCGCTCATGTGGAGGCTCGCCGACGCCCCACCAGCACTCAGGCGCCGCGACTGAAGAAGGCGTCATCGTCATCCTGTTTCGGCACCGCTGCCGGCTCTACCAGCGGGCGTCCGCTAGCAGTCAAGAGGAAGTCTTTCTCGTACTCCCGGATCTGCTTCAGCAGGCCCCGGTGATTGGGACCGCCGACGCCAGAACTCCTCGATTCGTTTCGTTCCAGGACGACCGTTTTGCAATACCTCTCAAACGCGAGGGCCGTGGCCTTCGTCAGCGTCCGAGCACTGAACGCATGCGGCGCCTGCTTTAACCAGACCGCCCGCTCGTCCATAGTCAGATCGTCTGGTGCGTCGAACTCCTCGATCGGACTGGCCGGATTCGTCGTCGGGACAGACGGATGCCTGACGACGTCGGCCTGTGGCGTCCTTGGACTTCGTTTCTTCCGGCCCGATCCGTGACGCTTACCGCCCCAAGGCATTGTAAAAATTGGACATCTTGAAAAGTGGGACGGTTTCAAGTGTGAAAACGTGGGGCCCCAGATTAGCTTTCAAGCACGC